TTCTGTTCATAAAGAGTTCTCCAGTTTGGTATTCCCAACTTCTTTGCTATTTTAGAGAGGGAGTCTCCCCGCTGGACTATATATGTTGCCATTTGTTAGATGTATCAAATTATACATCCTCGTTTATCCATTCCTATATGTAATATTATAACATATCATAACAGATTCAAACTCTCATCTAGCTGGTTCTCAAAGATTGTATAGTAGAGTTTTATAGTTCTTGCTGGACAATTCTGTGTTTCTCCACTAAGATTCAATCTAGTATATTCTAAATATAATCCAATGCCATTAAAATAATATGTTATATATTCATAGACATCTGATGCCGAATATGCCGGAATTGTCTGTTCCACTAACTGAGACCCAATATTGTTCAATATTATCGTAGAGGGTATGTTAGACCCCCCCTCATAATAACTATTTAGTAAGAAAGAATCAAAGTGAGTATCAAAAGGTGCAACGATTGGTATATACCCCTTATTATGTAAATAAGAGCTAGAATATTCCTGAGAATCGCTATCATTTAAATTACTACTCGGAATATTTAGTGTAAGTATCCCAGAGGTGGAGGCTTTAAGATAATCACAGTAGGGTACTATTAGCTTATATATTGGATTTGTTGTCTGTCCACTTTTTACGAACAATTCGGGTTGGTTTTGACCATTAGGGGTCTCATCTTTATTGTTATTTATAGAATCAGAAAATATTACAGAATAGTATATTGGTTGCTCGTAGAGTTCGGTATTCGGATTATAAACTTCTCCATAGTAACCATAGATGTAAGTATTGTCTATCTCGTTTCCCATTCCTATTGCTCCAAAAGGCATTATCTTATATGCTCCCTCTGGAGTATAGTCCCTAACATACCTTATACAAACTGGTGAATAACTTAAACCATGAGTTGTTGTTGCTGGGGTATTCTGGTCTGTGGCAATCTGTTTTTGTACAACAATTTTTGGCATAAAATGGCTAGTATTAATACTCTCCTCTTCTATGTTGTTATCTTTAAGGTTTTTACCTGGTTTTGCCACTCTTATATTTGGTACCATTTATTCAAAGTTTTTATCTACAAATACTAAATATCTCAATACAACGTCTTCTACGTCAAAATAATCTCCACCCCCAAAGACTGGTGCTACATAGGGTTCTTTAACCCTTATTGTTACCTCCCCGGTTCCAGGTATAACAACTCCCGTAAGAGGGTTGTAACCAAAACCCCCTGGGCCATCATAACTTGGAAGAGAGTTGAACTTACTACTACTAGCAGTAAAAGTACCCCCACTCTCGGTTACATCGGAAACAAAAGCTATTACTGTTGGTGTATATGAGAATGGGTGGGTTATTGTTTTCTCATAGGTATAACTGTTTCCTGCGTTAAGATCAAAAACCTCTAGCCCCGAATCATAAACCTTAAACTGATTTTTACTTGTATCTATTGTTAGATTTTTAGGTAGGGCTGTTCTAATATCATAGCCCCTCCTTGCTACTTTTATTACTGGTCTCATTACTCAAATCCTATAAATATAGCTAATTTCCCCTCGTTATCATATATACTAATATTCCCCTGATTCTTAATTATAAAAGACCCACTAAGCCCACCCGTTGATAGGGAAGTAGCTGATAAGGTCTGCTGTGTAGACAAAGTGCCAGAGGTTACTTCTAAAGGCTTTGTTAAATAAGCCCCTAACTGTTCCCTTACTTGTTGTTCTGTTATTGTTAGTGCCATTAGTGTTCCTCCCTTGCTTCTACATCATAAATTAGGTTAATACCGTATATGTTAAACCCTGATCCGCTTGAGCTGTGGCTGAGTTTTAACTCTATAAACTTACCTGCTGCTTTACTAGGTATAATAAGCCTTTGCACCTTAATATCATCTGTTCCTGATAAAGACACATTGTTTACTGTACCCTCTACATTAGACCAAGTGCCTGTACCACCTACTCTATACTGAGCAGTTAGATATTCATTCGCATTTGTAGGCTTATAGACTATTTGTATCTCATAGGCGTTCTTAATATCATCTACATTCTCAGCTGCACCGAATAGTTTAGGGGTCTGATATACACTTGCTTGTGCTGAGCCGTTTAAGGCATACCCTAAATCTATTTGCCACACCTGTTGACCGTTTACATTTGTTGTGTAGGTCTCATAAACACCCCCTGCTTTGTTTCTAGTCCAATACTTAAATGGTCTATCTATTAGAATGTCCCAAGCATTTATCAATATATCGTATCTTAAAATTACATTGTTATAATTCACTCCGTTGAGAGTAACATCTCCAATGTATAGACAATATCTTCCTCTAGGGTCTAAACCAGCAGTTACCTCATTAGCATTTCCTATTGCTGTTATCCAATCTTGTACTGGTCTGCTAATTAAAGTTGCCTCAGTACCACCTGCATACATATATACCCCACCCCTGTTATACCATAGCATTCTTGATTCACTTACTTGTATAGTTTGCTTGTTAGTTGTACCACCATTAGTATTTAAAACCGTTAGAGAATACTCGTCCCATGCTGCGACCTTGTCTTCTGTAAACACGAACAAAGCCCCACTATACTCTTTAAGACCTACTATTGCCTCTCCCATATCGTCAAAGTAGTTATTTGCAGGGAAACTGTCTTTACTTACTTCACTAAACATAACTCTTGACGGGTATGTGTTAGAACCTGTTTTAACATTTCCTAAGTATAATCTTCCTTTGTAAACTTCTAAATGTTTAGCATAGACGTTGGCAAGAGAAGACATGTTTGTTCCTGTTGTATACTTTACTTCTCCTTCAATACCCTGAGTAACATAGAGCCTTTCTACAAATGTTTCTGCTCCTGTACCTACTCCTGTTCCTGTATTAATAAAGGACACTCCCCACTCAACAGGACTTGTACCACTACCAAAGCCACTTCCAATAGATTCAAAGTTAGTACCTTTGTACTTGTACATGTCTGAACCATATACTTGATACAACTCATCATTTCCATTCTCTCTATTCCAAGCATATACCCCTCTATTAGAGCCACTACCTGTACCTGTGCCTATCTGAGCATAGCCAAGTGATTTTGCTAAAATACCAGGCTTACTTATGTCTACATTGTACAAAAAAGGAGACTCATTTACTCGCAAAAGCAAAGGAGAAGTAAACGATTGATGTCCACCACTAAAATCAAGATATTTCTGTACGACTCTTTTACTTCTAGCCATATTATTGATACTAAACTAAAGTCCTCTTAATATATAATTATACCATTACAAAGAACTTAGCCTTTATTGGTTCTAACAAACAAGACATCCCTATTATCTGCTATCTTTGCATAACTTAACCACCTCTCTTTATTGACCGTATCCATGTGATTACCTATAAACTCTAGGACTTCTTTAAAGTTGGCGTTGTATTTAAGAGCCTGCCATGCACTATCGCAAGCCTCTTCCCATTTTTCTAAACCTGCCAAACACTTTGCTCTCAGAAGCCACGCATCGTTTTTCTCTGGTAACCACTTGGCTAGTTTAAGATATATGTCTAACTCCTTAATAGCCTTTTCCCATTGCTCTCTGTAAAAATACTCCCTTGCTAAGTAATATCTCTCTCTTGTTAGTTTGGGGTCTGTTTTAAGAGACTTTTTAAGTATCCTTAAAGTCCTATCAGGGTCGTTTTTATGGGCTGGTGAGTATCCGTACTTGATTGTAATAGGAGTGTCCTCTTGTCCTGTCTTGCTTAAACTCTCGTGTATATCCCCTCTCCAAAATATGTCCTTAGAGTTTTTAAATAGTCTTGGAAACTTATGCTCGTTTCCCTTTCCGTCTGTAATAATAACATTAAGTAATTCCTTATCTGTCTTACTAAGAATATCTTTAATAGTATTCATAGGGGTTAAAAGTTCCTCGTCAGCATCTATGGTTAAGATCCACTCTCCCGTAGCTTTGGAATTAGAGAAGTTTCTAGCCTTGCAAAACGAATCTATCCAGGGAAAGTCATAAATCTTGTCTGTATACTTACTGGCGATCTCTTTAGTCTTGTCCGTACTTCCTGTGTCTGTGATAATTATCTCGTCTACCCCTTTAAGAGTGTCTAAGCACTTACTTAAAAGTTCTTCCTCATTTTTAACAATTAGAACTGCTGATAACATAGTTAATTATACCATCTCAACTTATTCTAAAGGGAGGTAGGGGATACTTAGCACCTATTACTGGAGTAGTGGAAAGAAGCACATGGTCCTCTGCTCTAATATAGTTTGTGTATAGTGTTTTTCCAGAAACAGTTAATGCTCTCCACGCAGTTTGTGAGGTAGAATTGGGTGTGTATCCATACAAGTAACCCAATCGCCCTGATGGAACAGACCAGTCTACATTATGACTACCAAACCACCCTGTGCTATCGGGAAGTATTAGGGAGGTTAAACTACTACAACCATAAGCGTAGAAATACATAAAATTAACTCCTACACTTGTAATACCTGAAGTGTCTGGTACTGACAAACTTGTCAACTTACTACAACCATTAGCATAGGAACGCATAAAAGAAGTACCTACACTTGTAAGCCCTGAAGTGTCTGGTACTGACAAACTTGTCAACTTACTACAACCTTGAGCGTAGTAAGACATAAAAGAATCCCCTACGCTAGTTAATTCTGAAGTGTCTGGTACTGACAGACTTGTTAAACCACTACAACCACCAGCGTAAGCATTCATAAAATCATTCCCTACGCTAGTGAGTCCTGAAGTGTCTGGTACTGACAGACTTGTTAAATTACTACAATCATAAGCGTAGGAATACATAAAATAATCTCCTACGCTAGTTAATTCTGAAGTGTCTGGTACTGATAAACCAGTTAAATTAGTACAACCGTAAGCGTAGTAATTCATAAAATAATCTCCTACGCTAGTTAATCCTGAAGTGTCAGGCACTCCTAAGGAGGTTAGGTTGGTACAACTCATAGCGTAGCAACTCATAAAATCATCCCCTACACTTGTTAACCCTGAAGTGTCTGGTACTGACAAACTTGTTAAACCACTACAACCATAAGCATAGGAAGACATAAAATAAGTACCTACACTTGTAATACCTGAAGTGTCTGGTACTGACAAACTTGTTAAATTAGTGCAACTATCGGCGTAGGAAAACATAAAATAATTCTCTAGTGTACTTATAGGGGTTGCAGTAGTGTCCCAATCAACGGTAACACTTGCTTTTATGTTAGGAAGTATAGCAGTACTACCAGAACCCATACCCGACAAGGGAGTTCTAAATTGATAGGTGTTTCCTGCTGTTAGAGTGCAGTTGGTAGATAGCCAAGTACCTGAAGTACCCTCTCTCCAAGTTGTTGATTTAACCATTGTCTTTACGACTTGGGAAGCATCACTTGCTACTGTAATTGTTGCTATTACTGCATCATACGCT